ATGTACCTCCAACAAATCCAACACAAGCACAAAATTATGTTTCTAAAGATGGAGCTGGAACAATTAGTTATTTGTCTAATTTTGCTCCAAATGTTCAACCAAATAACCAAGTTTTATTTTCAATGTCAAATATTAATAATCCATATACTTCGCCTTCAAGCATTATTTATTCGTTAAATCCTAATGTTTTAGTTGGAGAACAAATTTATGAAACTCCTCCACAATTTATGTGGAATAAATTAATTGATGGAACTTATACTGAACTTAGATTATCATTATTAGGAAACAATTTAAGACCTTTAATAATTAATGACCCTAATATGACAATATTATGTGTTATTAGAGATAAATCTGAATTACAAGTTATTTAAATATTATTTATTTATAATATATATATGTCAAATAATTTAGATAATGAAACTTATATTACAACATTATATGAAGAATTTAATACAGTTAGAACAAGTTTAATGACTGATTTAAAAAATGATAAAGAATGTACGAAAGAAAAAATTATTAATCAAAAAATTAATTGTATTGATATTTTAATGAAAAACTTATTAAAATTCAGAAATATAAATATAAAAGAAAAATTATCAGGTAAATTTTAACTATTTTTTCTATATAAAAATTTAACTATATTAATTAATTATATTTAATATGGTTCATAATTCTACTAAATTAATGCGAATGCCTTTTACTTCACATAAAAAACATCATTCTATTGGTGGTGGTATGGGTTCAGTTTTATTATCTCGTGGTGGTCCAGGAGCAGGAAGTTCTTATATGGATTTAGAAGACTATGAAATGACAACGGGTATTAATCCTTATAAAAGAGAATATAGAAATTTAGAACCACCATCAAGAAGTTCAGGAGGTAGTTTATCTAAACATTTAACTAATAAATTAGGAAAATTAGAAATTGGAGGTAAAAAGAAAAATATTGTTATGAGTTTCTAATCAAAATATTGATTTTTTATAAAAAAATACAAATACTATATAAATATTTAACTATATTAATTATTTATATTAATGTGTGATAAATTAGTTTTCGACTTAGCTCAAGAAGTAGAAGGACAACCTTCTGTTTTCATCAGAAAAGACTGGATAAACTGTTTAGATAATCAAAATCAAAATTATAATGGTAATCAATCAATTTTAGATACATCACAACTTAGTAATAGTAATAAATATATGTCTTATAGAGAAGCATATTTAAGTATTCCATTTGTTTTAACTGTTGTTAATCAACCAACTGTTTTACCTGCTGGACCAGCAGGAGGTGCTGGACTTGTTTCTGCTACTATTACTAATGTTTTTTCTCCTAGTAATGCTCTTGATAATGTTGATTATGCTATTGGATTAAAAAGTTGGTTTGGTCAAATTATTCATTCTTTTACTTTAGATTATAATGGAACTACTATTATTCAACAAACTCCATATATTAATATGTGGAATTCTTTCCGTCTTATGACTAGTCTTTCATTAGACGATGTCAATACACAAGGTGCAACAATTGGATTTTTTCCTGATGATTCTTTGTCTTGGGGTTATCAAGGTCCAAATGCTGTTCCTGCTACTGCTCAAAATAATGTTGGTAATGGAACAGTAAATAATACTAATGCAATTATTCAACCACAATTAACTCAAAATTTTAATGTAAATAATTCAAAATTAGGAAATTCCGGTTTTTTGAAAAGACAAAGATTAATCTGTTTTGACCCTGCTGGAAATTTAGGAACAACTGCAAATCCTGTAACATATGATAATCTTATTAATAATGGGGTTGCTGGGGCTTTTACACAACTTTGGAAATCATATATCTATAATAAAACTAATCAAGCATCTGCAACAGTTCCAGGAGTACTTCAAATTGCTGTTGTTGCTACTGTTTATTTAAAACATATTCATGGATTTTTTAATATGATTCCATTATTAAAAGGTGTTTTTATGAAAATGACAATGAATTTAAATAATACATCAACAACTATAGGAGTCGCTGCTACTTATCCCGATACTACTTTTGCAAATGCTCCTGCTCTTACTAGTGGAACATATATGAATTGCATTAGTGTTTCAAATCCTTTAGGAGGAGTCAATCCTCTTAATGTCGCTAGTGCATCGACTGTATATACGGGTGCAGCGTTCCCTTTTGATGCTAATGCTGGTACATTTAATACTGTTGCTATTGGTACACTTGTTCCACCCACTGTAGCTGATAATGCTGCAACAACTTCAACAATTTCTCAAGCTGGTAATCAATATGCTCTAAGAAATGGTGGTTTTGGTCTTTTAATTGGTGGAACTACTCCAGATTCATCTAATACCAATATTCCTGCAGGTCAAATTTCACAAAGATATTTAATGAATATTTCAGTAGGTAGTACTTGTTTAGATACACAAATTAATAGTGCCGGTGGTGCTCTTATTACTCCTGCTCCTTTATCAAAAAGTATTTATTTATATATTCCTGCATATACTTTTAACCCTCCTTTTGAACAAGCATATTTATCTAATCCAGTTAAGACAATTAAATACACAGATTTATACCAATATCAAGTCACAGGTGTCGGAGCTGGAGCAAATTTTAACAATCTTATTACAAATGGTATTGCAAATATTAAATCTGTTCTTGTTCTTCCTTTTTATAACTCTGGTGGAACTGCTCAACCATGTGGAGCTGGAGATATAGTTACAAATTTAAGTCCTAATTCTGGTTTTGTTTCAGGTGTTCCTGTTTGGCAAAGTCCTTTTGATGGTGCTGGAACTGGAACTACTAGTCCTTTATGTTATCTTACAAATTTTAATATCCAAATTTCTGGACAAAATGCAATTTATAATACTCAAAGATATCTATTTGAAGAATTTAATAATCAACTATATGGACAAAATGCTGTAAATGGTGGTCTTACTGATGGTCTAACAAGTGGTTTAATTGATAGACAAGCATTTGATAATAATTATTGTTATTACTATGTAAATGTTGAAAGAATGCTTCCTGCTGAACAACAAGTTCCTAAATCAGTCCAATTAATTGGAACTAATCTAAGTGCTAAAATTCTAGACTTATATGTATTTGTAGAATTTGGTGTAGAAGTAAAAATCGATTGTCTTACAGGTGCAAGAGTATAAAAAAGTGCATTATCTAATTATTAAAAATAACTATTTATATTTAAAAATATTTGTATATTATTAAATATAATAAATGACTAAAATGCATGTAATTACTATTCACGCGTCTCTTCCACAAATTAGGAGACTAAGAAAAGGTCATAAAGTAAGAGTTAAAAAAGGAAAAGGTGTTCATATTATTGTTAAACCAGAAACATATAATTTAACTGAAAGAACTTTTAATAAAAATAAAGGTATTGATTTACAACTTGATGATGAAGAAATTGCTCATAATGCTTTTTTAAGTCCAGAACAACATGAAGAATTAAGAAAAATTCATTCTACTGGTGGTGGTATTTTTGGTAAATGGGGAGATAGAATGTTAGAAAAAGCGGGAGTTAAAGATATGGCTTATCAACTTGGTGATGTTTTAAAACCACATGCAAAAAAATTAGTTTTGGGAGGATTAACTGCAGGTGCGACTGCTTTAGGTGCTATGCAACCAGAATTAATTCCATTTCTTGCTCCTGGTGTCGGTATGGCTTCTTCAATGGCTAATGAATATTTAGACCATCCAGGAAAATATCAACCTCACGAAGATGAAAGTCCTGTCGAACATTATAAAAATCTTGCAAAATCTGAAGCAAAAAGTCATGCAAATAAATTAATTAATCAACATTTAGGAACTAATTATGATTATATGAATACCGCCGGATTACAAGAAGCCGGTGCAAATGAACTAGCTAAACAAATTACTAAACATCAAGTAGAAGCAAGGAAAAATTTACCTACAGCTAGTGGTGATGGTATTCATAAACATAGAAGAATTGCATTAAGTGGTGGTGCATTACATCATCATGCTCATAGACAAAAAAATTTAATGGAAAATCATACTATTGGAACTAATGGAAATTTTGTTCAATGGACTCCTCCAGCTTTAGTTTCTCAACCTTATAGTGCAAATTTTGCAATGTCTCATATGCTTCCTCCTCAATATGCTCATTTAAATAATAGTGTTGTAGGTCATGAACTTTTACATGGTTCAGGAATGTCGGGTTGTGGTCCAAGACATAATAATATGTATGATAATGAAGAACCAGTTTTAAATAATGGAAGAAAAAAACCTTTTGGGATAATGGGACATGGAAAGATGGGATATGGAATGATGGGACATGGAATGAAAAAAAGAGGTTATGGTTTAGGACCTTAAAAAAATAAAAAAATTATTTCATTATATATATAAAAATAAATTAATTATTATTATATATAAATGTCATTAAGCGATACTGAAATAAGAGAATTATCAAAAAAAATGTCTGTTCCTTTAGCAGATTGTTGTTTTAAAAATGAATTAGAAAGTCCTTTAGAATTTAATAAATGTTATATTATAAATATTGAAGATTCACATGACGAAGATGGACATGAAAATGATGGAACACATTGGACTTTTTTACAATGTAATAAATATCCTAATAATAAAATAGAATCAATTTATTTTGATAGTTATGGTGCTCCTGCTCCTAAACATGTAATTGAATGTGTTGAAAAAACAACTGGTCAAATTGGACTACCACATACAAAACCAGATATTCAATCTTTATTAAATAATGCTTGTGGTTGGTATTGTCTTGCTTTAGGTCATTATATTAATGCTTCAAGATTTAGAACAGGTGATTTATATGATGATGTAAATTCTTTTTTAGAAATGTTTGAAGATTTAAATACAAGTATTGATTTTAAAAAAAATGAATTTATATTAAAACATTTTTTTAGAAGTTCAGACCCCGATAAACGTATTCCGATTGATGTAGAAAAAATTTCTAAAGATAATGAAAAAGGAGGTTTAGATATGTTTCAAATTCCTTGCGATATAAAACAATTATAATATATATAAAGACATAATAATAATAACATATATAATGACAGAAATAATTACTGAATTACCTAAAGAAATTATTTATTCTTCTTATACTGAAAGTCAGAAAAAAGCTACTTTAAAGTATAGAGAAAAAAATAAAGATAAAGTTAATGAACAAAGAAAAATTTATTATCAACAAAGAAAAGAAAATGACCCTGATTTTTTAAAATATAAAAGAGCTAAAAGTAGAGAATATTATCAAAGAAAAAAAGAAGCTAAAATGAATAATGATAATATTGATTTAGTTAAAATTGATATAGAAAATGAACCGGAAATAGTTATTGAAGAAGTAAAACAAGATGAAGGAACAGGTCCAGAAATTCCAATTATTGAAGAAGTAAAAGAAGTAAAAGAAGTTAAAGAAAAAGTTAAAAGAACTAAAAAAGTTAAAATTCCAGAATTAGAACCACAACCAGAAATTCAAAAAACTGAACTTATTGAATTTGATAAAAATCCTGATGAAGAAATTGTTTCTACTGTTTTAGTAAATGCAATAGTAAAAAAGAATTCTAGAAAAAAATCAAAAATTACATATGATATTTAAAACTATAATGTATATATATAATATATTTACATTATGGAAATTCAAAAAGATTTAAGAGTAAATATTAATGATTTTGAAAAAAGTGAATTAATTAATTTAGCTTTACATAATCATAGAATTTATTTAATGACTCAAATAGAAAATAATATTTTTATTCATCCAGATGAGAAATATGAACAATATGTTAATTTAGATTATATATTATATTCAATGTATAATTGTTTAATGTTAGGTTATGACGAAAGTCATATTATAGATAATTTAAATGGTCAAGGTGTTATGCATAATTTTAGATGGTTTTGTGAAGAGTATAGTATATTTTATAATTAGAATAATAAAATTTAAAGAGAAAATAATATATATTAATATCTATGAAACGCCCAATAAGTGAATTGGAAGAAATTGAATATGAATCAGATGACGATTCATCTAGTGATTATGAAACTGAAGATAGTTTAAGTTCAGAAGACGAAAGTGAAGCCGAAGAAGAAGAAGAATATAATTCTGAAGAAGAAAGTGAAGAAGAAATAGAAAAAGAAAAACCACCTTTAAAAAAAAATAAAACAAATTTTATATTTAATATTTCATCAGGCTTTATAGAACGTATGAAT